ATATTTTACACCTTTGGAAATTTAAAACACCGACTTTAAATAAATTATATTTTAGTATAATTTAACTCTTTTAGTTAAAATTGAGTTAAAAATAAATATTTAGTAATAGTATAGAATGCATGCCGAAATATACTTGCGAACGCTGTTTGAAAGAGTTTTCTCAAAAATCCCACTATACTAAACATCAAAATAAAAAAATACCATGTCAAGATAATAAAGGAAAGATTGAAGAGGTTATTGAGAATATTATTATAAACAAAAAATTGATTTCAAATAATACTGTAAACATAATTACAACAATCTCAAACAATATGTCTCAAAAAGATAATTGTAAGAAACAATTAACATTTATTGAAGTATGTGCTGGTGCTGGTGGATTAAGTAAAGGGTTTATAGATTGTGGTTTTCAAGCATTATTGTTAAATGATACAGATAAATATTGCGTAGAAACTCTTAAAATGAACCACCCTGAAACAAATATTATAAAAGGAAGTATGGTAGATTTAGATTTAGAAAAATACAAAGATAAAGAAATAGATGTTTTAATGGGTGGTGTCCCGTGTCAATCATTTTCACAAGCAGGAAAACGCAAAGGTATAAATGATGATAGGGGTAAATTAATTCTTCATTTTATCAAAATGATAAATATTTTAACTCCGAAAGTATTTATAATTGAAAATGTACAAGGTCTTGTAACACACGACAAAGGGAATACTTTAAAAATGATTATTAATGAGATTAACAAAATAGGTAAGTATATCATAAATTACGAAGTATTAAATGCTAATGATTATTCTGTCCCTCAAAATAGGAAACGTCTTATTATAGTAGGTATCAATAGTTCAATAAATAAAATATTTAATTTTCCACAACCACATAAATATAAACCTGTATTAAAAGATGTTCTTAAAGATTGTCCTGAATCTCCTGGTGTAGTTTATAAAAAGGATAAATATGATATAATGAAATTAGTTCCAGAAGGAGGATGTTGGGTAGATATACCTGATGAAATCGCTAAACAATATATGGGTAAAAGTTATGGATCTGGAGGTGGAAAACGTGGAATTCTTAAACGTTTAGATATGAATAAACCAAGTCTTACCTTATTGACAACACCTTCTCAAAAACAAACAGAAAGGTGTCATCCAATAGAAACACGTCCTCTACAAACACTCGAATATTCGCGAATTCAGACATTTCCAGATGATTATAAATTTTCAGGTTCTATTAATCAAATATATAAACAAATCGGTAATGCTGTCCCTGTTAATTTAGCTAAAGCTATTGCTAAGGAAGTAATGAATGTATTACATAATTAATATTTACTAATATAATTCTTTACAATATTAATTATTTGCGTAGAATAATTAATATTTCCGACATTGAATACCAATTTAAACAACTCTATGCCTTGTATTTTCTCTATTTCAACACCATTATAAATTATTTTTTCACATAAATTTTTACAACCTGGTTTTGGATTAACAATTGCCCAAACACAACGTGTCTTAGGATTTTCCTTTTTATATTTTGACAATTTATCAAATAGTGCTTTCTGACTACCAGAATTACAAGTATTCCATTTATTTTTTACATCCATTATAATAGACATATCTTTTTTACGACAATCTAATCCACTTGAATGACCAACACCCAAATCTTCCCAACCAAACCAATTACCTATAACTATTTGGGCTAATTCACCCTCTTTCATCTGTTTTTGCTTTTGTTTAAATGCTATTTCAAGCATTTTGATATTTTCTTTACTATTATCACCAAATAACGTTGGTTCATGCACATATTCCTTATTTTTTCGTTGGAACAAATTATTAATTAAAGTATGTATATTTTTTGTATAATCTAAATACCAATAACGCATCTTAATTAAAGATTGAATTTTAATAATTTTATCAACATGATTGTTGTAATACTTTTTTTTTTCATTTGTAATTTGATATTCCATTGTGATAAGATGTTGTATATATTAATTACTTATTTTCATTTCAATTTTTTTAAAATACTTATAATATAAATGCCACCACACAAAAGTGAAGACTAATAAAGAAAAACTATATATAAAGTCGGTGTTTTAAATTTCCAAAGGTGTAAAATATATAGACTGATATTAACACAAGAATGAACGGTTGGAAATCTTGTAAGGTTGACATTTTACATTGTTTGTAAAGGTGGTTCGTCTGCGTGGTTCATTACGAACAATATCGTATTTCTTGCTTAAAATGAAATTGGTCGAGGAAACTGCGCCTTGAACCGCGAATTTCTGATTGTTGGGTTTATAATAAGTAATACGACAATCCGTCCGTGAATCCGTTGTAGAACAATTCGCACCGTATTTATTATTTGCCATATCCAATCGGACAAAATTAAATGATTTTTGTTTGAAGGTTTTACATCGACCACGTAAGTATTCTAGATTGCTGGTATAATATCGTGAATCAATATTATCTCGAACCCCTGTTTCAGGATTTACGTTAAGTAATGTATTTGCCTGTCGTGCGATCTTCTTATTATCTGGAATACAACTATTAATCTTCTTAATCACAGGAATGTTTTTTACCGGTTCGCAATCACAAATAAGTTGTTTTCTCACATATTTTGCAATCGGAGGTTGATTTGCTATTTTTGGTTGCGCGGGGTCAAATCGTAATCGCTGAATTCGATAAATATTATTCGAAATTAATAAGGTTCGATTTATAGGTTCGCAGTTGTCACTCATTATTTTATATACTAATATTATATAATATTATATATATAATGAAAATATATATCATTTTATTTCTTATCTTAGGAAGTTTATGGTTCTCTCAATATTTCCAAAGTTCAATAAAAGAAGGAATGTCTAATCAATGCGAGAACCGTGCTACGGTTGTAAAAAATGCGGGTAATATTAAACGTATTAGTGCTTTGACGGATAAATTAAACAAGGATATGAATAATATTAAACTACAAAATGAGAGAATGATGTCTCGATTGGATGCGTTTACTAAACGATTAGGTGTGAATGATAAAACCACAAAACAAACTTATGACCGCGTGAAAGAACATCAGGAAATTATTGAAGATATGTCGAAACAAGCACAACAAGAAAGCGAACAATTACAACAAGAAGCGGATAAGATTGAATTCTAAATTATTTATTATATATAAATATATATAATGAGTAATACATTTAAAGATATTGCGAAAGGAGTTGCCAATGTAGAAAGACGGTTTTTAGGAGAAACCTATAATTATGCTAAACAAATTCGGAATCCCAATGAATTACGTATTTCACCACGTGGTTCTCTCGGTCAATTAACTACTAACATTCAAGGTATTATGGCGTATATTGAACAGTTAGTTTCCGGTCAAGGACGTGGATCACGTGTGCGTGGTCCCCTTGGAAATCGATTTTTCTTAAGAACAATGGGAGAATGTAAAGATTATAAAACGGGAAAAACAGTTCCTCGTTCAATGTTTATTAATAATATCCCTCAAGGTCATATTCCTGTAATATCCGATATTACTGGATTTCGTTCCAGATCCTTACGAGGATTAGCACCCGGTGTTGCTGGGAATATCTCTGAGATTAATCCAGTACGAATGTTTTCTGCGTTTATGCAAGGGGCGGAACCTCTATGTGCGGAAGTATCCTTACAAACTAGAGACACCAACAATCGACAACGAATTCAAAAGGGGTATGTTCCTTTGTTTGAATTAAGACAACTGTTAAATGGGGGACAAATTTCAGACACTGATCGAAGACGTCGTGGAAATGAAATTATTCGAAATGATAGAAATTTAAATCGATTATTGGATCAATCTGTAGAAACCGAAACTTTCTTAAATATGTGTGATAGTTGGAATGGATTTACAGAACATGTAGGAGAGAGAAAAGAAGAAGAAGAAGTTTCATGGATTAGAAACGCATACCTTTTCTCTTTCACTCTTTTGCTAATGTATATTTTCTTTAAATTAAGTAAAAAATAATTTAATTACATAAATTAACGAGATCTTTGAGAACGTCTATTTCTTCGAGAAGGACGTCCTCGTTTTTTACTTTTAGTTTTCTTATTTGAACGCGAACTTCTTCGTGAGTGTGTATTTCTTCTAGAAGGTCGACGACCTTGTCTTCTGCCACGACGACGATGAGACCATCCTCCTCCTGTGAGACCACCAAATTCAAATTGTGGTGCTTCTTGTGATTCTTGAAGTTGAGGTGCTCCTTGTGGAACTTGAGTGGTAGGAACTTCATTTCCTTTCTTCTCTTTATTCGTTCCTAAAACAGTATCTCTCAATTTACCGAATTGATTACCTATATTTCCTAATGGAAATGGATTACCTATATTTCCCAAGAAACCGCCACCACCTCTTAATCGGTGCATATCTACTCGCTCTACATCTCTTCGGTTCGACATTCTATAGTATATAATAAGATAATTATTTTTATTCAGTAATTACTCTGGGTGCCACATTCATTGTAATCAATTCTTGGAATAACAATTTACATGAATACGGAATTTCTACATACGCAAAGTCTGATCGATTATCACACGTATTACATAGATGGATATTCTTCTCATCATTGTAAGAAGCAATCATACCACATGATTTACAAATCCATACATTATATTTATCAGACGCATTGTATAATCGCCCCTTTGTAAATCTGGAAGCACCATGACTGATCATCGCATCTCTCTCCATCTCACCAAATCGAAGCCCACCATCCTTGGATCTTCCTTCTGCGGGTTGTCGAGTAAGCACCACCATGGGACCGAAACTACGACTATGTTGTTTATCATTCACCATATGTTTCAATCGCTGATAGAATACGGGACCCATAAAGATAGAGGATTCCATTTGTTCTCCCGTTTGTCCGTTCATCAAGATGTCATTTCCATTTCTCTCATAACCAATTTTTTGTAATTCATCACATATATTATTAATCGATAATTCACTAAAACTCGTTCCATCCCCAAATAAACCTAAATACAAGAGAACTTTCCCCAATAAAGTCTCTTTCAATTGACCGATTGTCATACGAGAAGGTATCGCATGTGGATTGATGATAATGTCGGGGCGAATACCTTCTTGGTTGAAAGGCATATCCTCTTCGGG